AGTTATTTGTCCGACTTCATCGGTTATAAACGTTGACGGCTCTGGAAATATTACAGTACCTGATGCAACTGGATCATCTAAAGGTGTAATCGAAGGCGGAAATCATGTTACTTTAACATCTGGTGTATTAGATGTAGATAAAGCTTCTGGTGCCACGACATATGGAGTAGTTAGATCTGCTAACCTTAATCACTTAACAATAACAGCTGGTCAAATTGATATTGGACCAGATATTCCTTCATTATCTGCAGATAACGAGTGGGATGGTGTACAATCGTATTCATCTACAGCATTATCTGATGGTGCTAACATATCAACAGATGCTTCATTAAGTAACGTGTTTACTGTGACATTAGCAGGTAATAGAACATTGGATAATCCAACAAATTTACAAGCAGGAACTATATACACATGGGAAATAACTCAAGATGGTACAGGTGGTAGAACTTTATCATATGGTACAGCTTTTAAATTTAAAAATGGATTTTCAAGTACTTTAACTGGAACCGCAAACAAAACGGAATTTTTAACATGCGTTTCTGATGGAACTAATTTATATTGTTCTTTATCGGGAGAATTTTCATAATGTTTAATAATAATATGTTTTTAACTATCGGTGAAACATCTACCTCTTCTATTCAAGTTTTTTATACTGTTGGTGAAAATGGTAATGGTCAATTGGGAATAAATGATTTAGTTACACAAGAATATAAAGTTATAAACGACGATTCTATATGGATTGATGTGGCTGCAGGACATTCATATTCTTTATTTTTAAAAGATGATAATACATTATGGGGATGTGGTAGTAATAATTCAGGCCAATTGGGATTATCAGGTGGGTCAAATAGATTAACACCTGTTCAATTAACGACAGGTGTTAGTAAAGTTTTTTCTAACCACACAGGAAGCGCATCCTTTGTGGTTAAAACAGATGGAACCTTATACTCGTCAGGCGACAATAATTTCGGTCAGCTTGGAATAAACACAACAATAGACACCTTCGCTTTTACTAGAGAAACTACGTTAGGTACAACATGGTCTACAGGAGCCTCTGGTGAAAATCATTCTTGTTTTATTAAAACTGACGGCACTTTACATTCGACAGGATATAATTTTTACGGGAATCTTGGTGTAAATGACACAACAAATAGAGATGAATTTACACAAGAATCTTCATTAGCGACAAATTGGTCAAAAGTTAGTGCCGGCACTTGGTTTTCTGTTGCAATAAAAACAGATGGGACAATGTATTCTGTTGGTACTGATCAAGATGGTCGTACTGGTCAAGGAACAAATGGAACTACAGATTTAGACGAATTTACCCAAATAGGAACTGATACAAACTGGGCTGAAATAGCTTGTGGTGAAAAGAGTGTACATGCAATTAAAACAGATGGAACACTTTGGTCTTGGGGAGACAATAGTTCTGGCCAACTTGGACACAATGATTATGTCGACAGAAGCACCCCAACACAAGTTGGAGCAGATACGACTTGGAGTAAAGTATACGCGGGCCGCTTTCATGTATTTGCTTTAAAAACAGATGGTACTGTATGGGCTTGTGGTTCAAATTTTAATAATCAAATCAGACCTGGTTCTACTGCAGACGTTAGAGTTTTTACTAAAATTGAGGATCAATTTAAAAACTGGTCAAAGATAGTAGGTGGGGGTGGTCATAGCATATATTTAACTAACAGTTTTCAACCTAAGGTCTAAAAATGGCAATAGATTTAGAAATATGGGAAGACGCAGGAAACGAATCATTAGGTCGTGGAACTGTAATACAAGAAATTGATAATTTAGGATGGAAGAATTCAGCTTTAGATGAATCATATCCTTATGCAGAGTATCCAATTGGAAGACCATATTCATCTGGATCGTATGTTGCAATAAGTTTTCCTAAGTACGTATTTTTTAAAATTTCTGGTACATATTCAAAAGCAAATACATTAAGAGTTTTCTTTGAAGGGACATTAGAGGGCGCTGCAGGAAGTGGTGTCGCAGACAATATAGCATTATATTATAAATGGACTAATACATATACAACTCCAACTGCAAATTTAATTAATGGAACATATGTTGATTTCAATAACTTACCTACATGGAACACTAGATTATTATCTACTACTGGACCAAATGGAACTTTAGTAGATACGCCAGAACTTGCAGCAAACACTACATATTACACACCATATCTAGTAACTCAATTAATAGCTCATAAAAGCACTTGGGATGATTATGGTAATATTGGTGATATGAAATTAAGAATGACACTTAAAGAACGTAAATCTGGACTACCTGGATATGATCCTGATTTAGTTAACTGGACTTGGTAATATGTTTGTATTTTTAAATGGAAATAAATTCACATTAGGTGATACAAGTAAACATATGACATATAATGGATGTGATGTTTGGATTACCACTGCAAATGATAAAGTTAAGATTGCTCGATTTACAGGATTTGGAGCAAATACATTACAAGAGATAGATGTATCATCTTATTTTTCTAATCCTTGTGAATATATTACAAGTGGTGCTGGAAAAGTATATGTATTTGATGGAAAAACTCCAACAGAACCACAACATGATGAAAAGTTAATTACAAAATTCATTATCATCGATCCAGCTTCTAAAAATATTACAAGACAAGTTGTTCTACCATGGGAAGCACATTGTTTTCCTGTTTATGGTGCTAACAAAATCTGGTTTTCGACCCCAGCAAGCACGATTGATACAACAACAAAACAAAAGTTATTTTATTTCGATCTTTCAACCGGGATTTTCTCATCATTAATTACAATAAATGCTCCAACACAATATAGTGCGAGAGTATTACATTATGGTGGTGATGCATTCATTTTCACATTAAATTTAAACGGTAGTAGCATAACCAAATTTGACGCATATACTGGTGCTGAAGTAATTGAAATTTTAGTAAACAGAAAACCACTAACTGCCTGGACAAATAACAATAGAGATTTACTCATTGGAAGCTTCAACGGTATGGTCTCGACTGTAAATGTTTCTACTAATGGTGTAACAAACAATTATTCAACCAATGGTTTAGCGAATGGGATAGTTGATGATGACAATGGATTTGTTTGGGCAGCTCAACCGAACCTTGTTCGTGTGAAAAAGGCCAACAACACAGATAATTTTAGAATTATGAATGGTCAGGATAAAGACTATTCAATTGAAGCGTTTAGTGAAACAGTATTCAAAGAAATTCTAATATCCAACCCATACACACATCAATATTGGGATGGTGATTCAATAGAAACGAAAACAGAAAAACAATACATAATACTATTAACCCAAAATAGTTTGTTTGTTGCCGCTGATTTTAGTGATTCATGGGACTTGGAAGAGGTTCGTGATTATTATGTTGCTGTACGAGGTACAAGTATTATTGCAACAGGACCTAATTTATACTATGGAGAGACATAATGGCTGTAATTACAGGTGTTTGTCCTGTAACTTCTGAAAAGGAGACGATTACATTTAGTGATACGGTCCCTACTCGTGACACATTTGATTTACAAATACCAACACCAGCATATACATGGTGTGATGATGGACAAGTATTATCTGTAACAGAAGGACCACGAGATGATGGAACAACCACTGAAATAATTCAATGTTGTCCAACACCAGGACCACAAGGCCCGCAAGGACCACAAGGCCCAGCTGGAGCGGACGGTGTTGATGGGCAGGGTGTGCCCGTTGGAGGTACAACTGGTCAAATATTGGCGAAAGTTGATGGTGATGATTACGATACACATTGGATAGATCCACCACAACCTTTACCTGCTGGAGGCACAACAGGGCAAGTTCTTGCCAAAATAGACGGTGATGATTATAACGTTCAATGGATAACCCCAATAGACACTGCATTTACTTTTGCTGGTAAATGGTCTGATGGAACTTCTTACGTTGTAGACGATGTAATTACACATAACAATAGTTCTTACGTTTGTATACAAAATCATACAGCTTCTGAAAATGTAAACGAACCTGATCTTTCATTAGCTCAGGAAAACAAAGGTCTGTTAGATGGGCTTTTTGAGGCTACTGGTGAATTTCTGGGTGGTTTATTTGGTGGTGACTCACCTCCAGCAAATGATCCTTCACCATATTGGGTATTGTTATCAAAAGGTGAGAATGAAGACAAGGGCATACTTGGTGGTGTTTTTGATTGGATATCAAATATCGATGAATGGGATGTCAGCGATTATCTTTTAGCTATCGCAGGGGCAGCAGGTGTTTATCTTGCCGGTCAAGAAATATTAGACCTTTTTGATTTTGATCCAGATGCAAGCCCTGAATATGATATTAAATTCAATGGCGATAATGGATATATCGGTGCGTTTACTGAACCATCATTACAAACTGTTGTTTCATCTATTTGCGATAGAGCCGGTATCACAAACTACGACGTTTCAACATTACCGAATGTGACCGTCAATTTAACAATAAGACAACAAGGTAACTGGAAATCGCTACTTACTACATTATCACAAGCTTACCAATTTGAAATCATTTCCAGATGGAATGGTACTCGTGAATTAAAATTCCAACCACGTCAATCAACATCAGTTAGAACATTAACGAATCGTGACATTGGTTTTAGTTTAGGATTCCAAGGAGATACACCATATCAAGGTAAACGTGCTCAAGGTACCGATCTACCAAGAAGTGTCGAGATATCTTATTATAGTAAAGGATATTCACAGAAGTATCTTTCTCAAGTATCGTATATGAGATCATACGATGAAGGACAAGATGTAAAGATCACACTTCCTATAACTCTAACAGATCAAGAAGCAAAGAACTTGTCTGATGTGTTATTAATGAATAGTCACATTGAACGAAATTCATATTCATTTATTACCACATTAGAACATATTGACCTTGAAGCAGGTGATGTTGTAACTCTCGATGAAATTGGCGATGTGCGTATAACAAGAGTTACATCGGGTAGAGAAGAAGGTACATTAGAGTTTATTGCCACACAAGCTGGAATAAACTTAGGACAATCCACTCCTAATGCACCAGTAACGCCTGATGTGGTAGAAACAGTCACCACATTAAAAGCAAGCGGTCTAATTCCATTAGATTTACCACCTTTAGACGATAGTGATAGAGAACCACGAATCCATTTTGCCGTTCACAATTTTGGATCAACCCAGGATTTAAATGCTCGAATCTATCGAAGTAAAGATGGTGGTGCTAATTATGAATTGATCGGGACTTCAACTACAAAATCAAAATGGGGTAAAGTTGCAACAGCAATTCCAGCACCAGCTGATTTTCATTTCATAGATGAAACAACAACTATTACAGTTGAAATGAAAGAAGGAACTTTGAGCACAGTTAGTGAGCTTGATTTTTATAACGGTGCAAACAGATGTATGGTTGGCCAAGAATTGATTTACTTCAGAGATGTAAATGATTTAGGCAATGGAACATACGAATTAAGTTATTTAATGCGTGGTAAACAAGGAACAAACGTTTATATGGACTCGCATCAAAATAATGAGATGTTCGTTTATATAGATGACTCACTCGTCGAAATACCGATGGAAATGGTAGATAGATTAATAACATACAAGTATAAAGTAGTAACAGTTGGTATGGATATTAATAATGCTCCAGCACGAGACTTTGCTCCACAGTTTAGAAATTTGTTTACATGGAATGTTACGAACTTAACAATTGTCAGAGATTCAGGTACTGGAATTTTTGGTGCAAGATTTTTACGTCGATGGAAATGGGACACTGATATTATAGATGGACGAGCATCACTTCCAGATGACGATATTGGTGGATATTTAATTAACGTGTTAGATCCTAATAATGACAATATTGTGGCAACGTATCAAGTATCATCTCCAACATGGACTTATACATCAGCTCAACAAGTTACAGATTTTGGATCACAACAAACAGTATTAAAAATAAGTGTCGTGGGAATAAGTAAAAATGTAGGTCCTGGACATGCAACAATAGGAACGTATGGAATTTAACAATGACTACTACACCAAACTTAACATTAGATAAAAACATTGGTACATTAACTGATGGTCAAGAAAATAAAATTACTGCATTAAACCAAAGAATTAATGTACATACAGCAAATTTAGATAAAATAGATGCTGCTGTACCATTATTCATTGGTTCTTATTCATCCGCTCCATCAAGTGGTACAGCACCAGTAGGTAGTGTGTATTTAAACACTACTGATAATAAACTGTATTATCTACAAGATAAAACTCCAGATGTTTATACTGTTTTTTCAGCTGGAACACCAACTTATGAAGGAAGTCAAGCGTCTAATCCGGGTGGTACTTTTGTATTAGGTACAAGATACCACAATACAACCGACGGTAAATTTTACACGTTAACGTCTACCGGTCCTAACGTTTGGACTGCAGAATCATAATATAGTAGCTACTCTCTTTTTTGTTCTATATAATATAAGTAGCAACAAAAAGGAGACGCTATAATGATAAAATATTGCTCAAGATGTCAAGAACATAAACCATATGAAGAATTCAACAAAAACCGCCGAACTAACGATGGATTTGAATATTACTGCAGAGATTGTAAACGTTTAATTCATAAACAATTAAAGGAAAAATGCTGCTTATATACCGTAGTGCATAATGCGAAAAATAGATGCAACAATAGTTCTCACTCTTCGTATCATGTATATGGTGGTCGTGGGATAACATATGATCACACATTCAATGATTATAAAACTTTTTGGAAACATTACGGTCCCATTTATGAAGATGCTCAAAAAAAATATCCAGGACAAAAACTAACAATTGATAGAATTGATACAAACGGAAATTATGAGCTCGGGAATATTAGATTTCTACCGATAAAAGAAAACTCTAACAACAGAAGAACAAATGTTCTTATTACCTATAAAGATGAAATGTTGACTGCAACTCAATGGTCAGAAAAAACTGGGATTCCTATTGATACCATATTATCAAGAAAACATAACAACTGGCCTGATGAATTAATTGTTACAATGCCCCATCCACTGGGGCGTAAAGCAAGTAAATGTTTGACGGTATATTTTAAGAATCTTTCTTAGTGTGCTTTTTTACTTTCAATCGTTGATCGGCCAGTCTTTGTTTTTCAAGTCTGGCCTTTTTCTTACCACGCTTTGTTTTTGTATCTTTCAACCGAGCAGCATTGTTTTTTCTTGTTTGTGCTGCCATTAATCCAATTACTTTTTTATCCATAGTGACTCTAGATATCTCACCATTTTTAAATTGTTCTTCAACTTGTTTTAATTTATCTAGTAATGTCACTCTCATATGTACCCCTTCATCATAGCTTCAACTTTTAATTCATCTACATTTTTTATATCTTGATATTTAATAAGATCGTATTCTTTTATTCTATCATGATATCGCAATAATATACTATGAGATAATTTTTGATATCTAACAAGGATATCCCAATTTAATCTATGATTATTTTCTATTATAAATTCGTCAGTTAAATTGCCTTGAAAACTTACTCTATTCCAATTTATTGATCCTGCTACCTTATGCATACTAGAATACATCTTCACAATAACCCCTTTAATTGTAATTCAACAACAAATTCTTCACTAAAAGTAAAGTTCGGATTGGTTAACATAATTTTCCATGGAAGTTTTTCCATGATAGGTCTTAAACGTTGCAAATCAATCGGACGATCGGAAGTTGCGATTACATAAAGGTACATGCTTGAACGAGGATCATTATTTTGGATTTGTTGTACAATAAAATCAATAAAAGGAAGTTGGGGACTGTCCACAAAAAAACTCCGGTGGTTGTTACTGTTTATTACAGGGAGACGCTTCCGTTAAATATTAATATACTTTTATGAAGCTATAAAAACAACAACCACCGGAGTTCAACTACAAGACATTTACATGTCTACTTTTAGGAGAAGATAGGACAGTTTTTTGTCCCGAATATATTTATACTAGTTGCCGAAAAAAATTACAACGTATATAATTAGTTTTTATAAATAAACTGAATCTCTCCACAATTGAGATTCACCCAATGGGCAGACCAATATCGACAGACTGTGAGCGATGCCCTTTCTTCGTGAGAAGATAAAGCGTTGTATGGGTTGATTGCCACCAAATACAGTAAAACGCATGGCCAGAGAACAATCCGGAAGCACTTACTGGTGTTATACGTTACAGGGGGTAGATAGGTCAGGGGATTTCCTGGATTTAGTCCAGGGGGTAGATTTCTATTGATTCCATTTCCAATTTTTAAAAGAAAAAATTGTAAACAAATCAATTTTTGCTGAGAAACGAAGTTCGTAAGCAAAAATTCAATCCAATGTCAATTGGATTGCATCTGAAACACTAGAAACATGATTCACCAGCGAATCGGTCGAAATGCATCCCTTCTTTCCTTTCAGTCAAGAAGCCAATTTACATTCACTTCGTTCATTTAATTGGGTTTTTTTATCCAGTTTATACATCCACATAAATAATGAATATATCAATAAATCACCCAATATGAAAAATATGATCGATATTAGCGAATACCCATTTATATCAAAAATATCATTTGAAACAACCCATGTTCATCAATTGAGAAATAAAACCGATGAATTTGTCACTTATTACTCGTTAATAAATAACGCAGTAAAAGATGACTACAATGACTATTATGAATTAATTATTGACCCTCTTCTCCTTTTATCCAAATCTGAATGTATATTCCCCCATGCATATCTTAATTTAGCATCAATATGGTATTTGAACTATAGTAAACGTTTGCCTTTTAGCATTTTTCTTGCCATATATAATAACCGACATTTGGTCAACAGCAAATGCAAGACTTTGCGTGTGATAGAAAAGCATGTAATAAACATAGAGGGCCCGGTTTTTCAGTATTCAATGGATCCAAATGAGGTGCATTTATTTAAACGGAAGGGTAATCAATTTATCAAAAGGAAAAGAAAAAAATGCAATACAAAACCTCCGATATCGTCCTCGCAGCGTACTTGTCATTAATTGGAGCAGAGTTAAAAGAAATACAGAAAGCATCATCAACCAAAGGTGTTTTCGTGTTTCATAACGTCGTGGAACAAATAATCGACGATTTCTTATTAGGTAAAGCCAAAGTTGAACCAATTAGCTTTAATAATGAATTGCGCCGTTTGGTAACCGCTGTAAAAGCTAAGGGAAAGTAATGCTAGAAATATCCAAACCTGAAATCGTAGGAGTTGTGCTTACTCTCGTCTCAGTAATAGGTAGTCTTTGGGGTATAATAATATCGTGGATGAAAACCAACTCTACTAGGTTGAAAAAATATGAAGAAAAACAAGAACAAAACCAACAAGAAATCAAAGACCTAACAGGAAATATGAATTATTTAAAGGGACAAATGGAAGGTATCTCTAATTTATCTAAGTCTGTACTTAATGAAATAAGCAAATTAAAGTACCCAAATGATAATAAGGAATAGAGATGGATCTTCAAATTTAAACACATTTTATTTTAATTATGAAACCAAAATCAATAAAGACATTAAAGAAAGAGTTATGGGAAACATTTGCTCTTTATATGAAAAAACGATACTCTGAAGACGGGTTGCATGTTAAATGTTATACATGTGATGTTGAAATGGAAATTGGTACCAAAAACTGCCAACTTGGACATTGGTTACCTAAAAAACCATTCCCTTATCATTATTGGAATGAAAATAACGTTAGACCTCAATGTTTTAGGTGCAATCAGTGGATGGAAGGTAATTCTGAAACATTTAGACGCAGGCTCCAAGCTGAAATTGGAGTAAAAAAAGTAGATGAGATGTATGCATCAAGAATGCACAAATCTCCAACACGAAATGAATCGTGGTATAAAGCTATGATCGATAAATATAAACCTTAACCCGTTTATTGATAAATAGCTGTATTAATTAAGAATGGAGGTTCTTAACATGAGTGGAGGCTCATTCGGAAAGGCAGACTTAACAGATCCCACAACGTTGGATAACGTCACAAAATGGATCAAAATGGGGTTCACTGAAGCATCGGTAGCGAAAGCTTTAGGGTACTCACCAACGTATTTTTCCGAACTAAAACGTAAAATACCTGAATTATCGGAAGCTATAAAAGACGGCAGGTATGATCTTGAACAGTTGATTGTGGATAAATTCATCGGCATGATGTTCGATGATAACCATCCCAAACAATTCTCCGCTTTGGTATACTATTCAAAAGCCAAACTTGGATGGAGAGACACTACATCCAATACTGAACCTCTAACAGAACCAACTACTAAACTTAACTTTACCAAAATTAAAAAGTAGGACATTTGATGGCTCGAATAGAGGAAGTTGAACTTCTTCCACACCAATATGAATTCTTGGATGATAATGATTCAAGGTATCTTGCACTATGTGGTGGATATGGTTGTGGTAAAACTTTTGCATTTTGTATGAAAGCCATCAACCTTGCATTAATTAATGAAGGATGTGAGGGTGCAATACTTGAGCCCACCATTGATATGGCAAAGAGAACACTCATCCCACAAATGTGTTCATTATTGTCCGAATACGAAATTGAATATGAATACATGAAAGGTGATAAAATATTCTACATCACCACACTAAATGGAAAAAAATCAAAGATCCATGTGCTTTCCGGTGAAAACTATACAAGATTGGTTGGTCTTAATTTAGCATGGTGGGGGGTGGATGAGATTGACACCATCCGTAATATAGATATTTGTGATGATCTTTTTTCTGTACTTGTTTCACGATTAAGAGATCGTTCTGCAGTAGTAACTCAAGGATTCTTTACATCCACACCTGAAGGATTCCATTTCCTCTATAAAACGTTTGTTAAAGAGATCAAAGAGAATAGGCGGATCATTAAAGGAAAGACTTTTGATAATCCGTATTTGGCTGAGGACTATGTTGAGAGTTTATTGGCTGATTACACCGCCGAACAAATACAGGCTTACGTTAATGGTGAATTTGTCAACTTAACTGCGGGGACGGTCTACGATAAATTTGATAGGGCATTAAACCACAGTAATGAGACAGCAGAAGATAATCCAACTAGGGTACTTCACGTTGGGATGGATTTTAACGTTGGGAAATGTTGTGCAATTGTTCATATTGTAAAAGAAGGCACAATACACGCTGTCGATGAGGTCGTAGGTAGGAATGATACAGCGGACATGATTGAGGCTTTGAAGGATTTATACCCAAAACGTCCAATATATGTATATCCAGACTCCAGTAGTGGATCAAGAAAGACCAACAGCTCCAAGACAGACTTACAGTTATTAAGAGATGCTGGATTCACTGTCAAAGTACAAAAAAAGAATCCATTTGTACGAGATAGGGTGAACACAATGAATGCTCGTTTTTGTAACAGTAAGGGTGAACGTAAATATTACGTAAACACCACAAATTGCATTGTATATACACAAAGTTTAGAACAACAGTCATGGAAGAAGGGTGAACCTGATAAATCAAATGACCTTGACCACCCAGTGGATGCTGCAGGTTACTTCATAACAACTGCTTTCCCATTAAAAGCAAAGGCTACAATTAAAGTAAGGTAATAAATCATGCACGAAAAAGAATTCGATAAACTAATGCAGCGTTTTGAGAATGATGAGGTCAGATTCGCCAATAAAGCATTAGACTTCATGGATGGAAAACAATTACACCACGTTGTCCAATTGTTAGATCATCCTACACAAGGCCGCCGCCAATGGAAGCAGCGTGGGATGAGGGCATCATATAGAAACTTAACTGGTATGATCATTGAAAAGAGCGGCCTACTTTTCATGGATGGTAAACCTGACATTGTAGTGAAGGCATTAAATGGTGATGTGAGTAACAACGAAACAGAACTACTCCATGAATATTTAAAAAAAGGAGACTTTGCAACGTTATCAGAAAACTTGGATCAAGTTGTTCGTCTTTTGAAAACTGCTATCGTATTAACTCAATACAATTCCGACGAGGATGAAATCTATTTTGATATCCTGCACAGAGGAAATTGTGTTGTTGATTATGATACAAATACCAAAATGATCACAAGATTGATCTACAAATACGACATGGGTAATGATACTACCGGTGTTAGAATATTCACACCAGTTGAGATTGAAGATTGGGTGATTGAGTCAACAGGTAAACGATATCGAACAAATCTTCAGGATAATATGTACCAACATATTCCTGCTACAGTGTTTTATGACACTAAGATCCCGCGATATGGTTTCTGGTGTAACATTCCAAAAGATCTTGTGCTCTTTAATGAAGAATACAATCTTTATCTTATTGATACATTATTCGCTGCATCATATGCAAACAGAAAAACTTTATTCACTAATGCCAAGTTCAATGTTTTTGATTCTGATGCATTAGAGGTTGAAGAGTTTTATGGTGATCCATTACCTCGCCAAACAATGTCTGCAGATGGGATGGTGGCAGGACCTGATCGTCAGGTAGAGTTAGATACCACTGGTGTTGAAAATGTATTCTTGGAATATAAAGGTCCAGATATTAGATTGGAAGAGATTCGACAACTCTTTATGAATCTAACAAGAGATATTGCATCTGATTGGTGTGTGCGTATTAAAATTGATGGTGAAGGCACAGCCAATAGCGGTTTCCAAGTAATTGTTGAAGAGACTGATAACCTCGAATTAAGAAAACGTCGTGGTAGGTTAATGGAAGCAGGGCTTGAGCGATTCTTTAAATGTATCTCTGAAGTTATCAATACAGCCAACAATAGGGTGGTGTTCAGAGAGGACGCTGACCTTAACGTTGAGTTTCCGAAACCATCTCTACCTGTGGACATTAAACAACAGGATGAGATATGGATCCAACGTATCGAAAAAGGACTTGCATCACATGTTGATTATTTCATGTCTGTTAAAAACATGTCAGAAGAAGAAGCAATCAATCATGTTAACAAATTGAAATCGATGGGCAGCATGCCAATGCCATCACAAGAACAAGAGGCACTACTTAAAGCATATCTAAGCAAAGCTATAAGTCACGAAACATATCTTAATCGTGTTAAGGAAGCTGGATTGTTGCCGATGGATAGAGATGTCCAAGAAGAGATAATGAAGATCGAGAATGAAGGTCCGTTATTAGATGAGTCTTTATGACAGGTACATCCAACGTCAAACATATCTTGAGAGGGTGAAAGCACAACTTTCAAATGACGTTAAGAAAAAAATACGAAAAGTTGATAATCAGGCACTAAAACTTTCAAAAGATTTAGGCCTTTCACCCTCTCAAGTTGAAATCGATCGTTACAATCAATCAATTAAACAACTTTATACAGACTTCTTCACAGAACATCATTCTATAATGGTTGATACATCTCGTAGGGTGGTCCGTAATCAAATAAATTGGTTGGATAGGGTGTTGTCCAATATCCTGCCATCTTTAACATTACCGAATGTTGATTCTTTATTATCTTCTGTCGAGACAACACCCTACAAAAATAAAACAATGGCAGCATGGACACGCTCATTAATAAATGATAAAGTTAATCGTGCTGTTAATATTGTAAGGCAAGAATTTGAATCAAAAACGGAGAGAGCGGCTGAATTACGTAGGACATTAAATGTGTCTAACCATAATGCTTCAACGATTACAAAGACATATATTAATCATTCAACGTCAATAACAAATAATGAAGTAAATGATATTAATAATTTAACAGACACCCTTATATGGGTATCGGTGTTGGATAGTAGGACCTCAATGATTTGTATGGTAAGGTCCAATAAAAGATACAATGCTATCACAAAGGCACCAATAGGACATTCACATTCATGGGGTGGTGGACCTGGGTTAATTCATTTTAATTGTAGATCGATTGCCATCCCAGCATTAGATGATATTGTTACTGATCTTGAACCATCTTATGATGAATGGCTAAAACAACAACCTAGAGAATTTGTTGAAGATACTTTGGGTAAACAAAAAGCATCAAAATTCTTGGATGAGGGGGTGGCTTTGGACCGATTTGCAGTGCCAAGCGGTCGTGAATTGACCATCTCACAGCTAGAACAGCTCTAAAACGTTAATAAATATGACCGAAAACCTTAAAGTATATAAATAATAACATAAATCCGTGGATACGGAAGGAGATTGTCGGATGACAAATGAAGTAGATGAAAAAGTAACAAGTGAAAACCAAAACCCTGCACAAGGGGACGAAAGTAAAGCACTAGATGGTGATAAACCTCTTTCGTTGGAGGAAGCGCTCGCTCAAATTGAGCACCTCAGAGGAATTAACAAAGAAGTAATCGAGTCGAGAGACAAAGTTAAGTCGAAGTTGAAGTCGTATGAGGATGAAGCCCAACAACAGCAAGCACAACTCCTTGAAGAACAAGGTAAGTATAAGGAGTTATACGAAGCCCAACAAGAAAAAGCTCGTGAATTGGAGCTCAAGTTGCGGACAGCCGCTCTTGACAGGGAAATAGACCAGAGTTTATCCGAGATTGGTTTAGCACCTGAAGCTCTGAAAACAGCCAAATCACTTGTTGATAGATCGTCTATAAAATTTGACAACGATAATATAGACAAATCATCTGTGGCGGATGCCATTGAACAACTAAAGAAAGAACACGCAGTGTTGTTTAACATAAAAAGGCAAACGCCAGACGTAAAACGACCAAACGTGGATACTGATCAAAGTACTTACGAAGCTGAACTACAGCGCATTCGTGCAAACCCAAAGAGCCCAACAGCTCGGAAGGAACTAGAGCAACTTCGTGCAAAGTATGGTAAAATTTAAACATAAGGAACTTTAACTATGCCATTTACAGTAAACATGACAGGTACCGCACAAGTCGACGATTCAGTAAAAACTGATTTCGAAACAGACTTTATAATCGAGTACGAACAAACTAACGTTATGGATGAATTCGTTGAATTCAACCGTATGATTGGTGCCAAGTCACTATCTTTTCCCCGTTATTCCTTGCTTGGTTTAGCAACAACTCCTCTCACAGAAGATGAGGATGCAACTTCTTCAGCATTGGCTGACAGCTCTATTTTAATTACACCAGCCGAGTACGGTAATGTAATTACTCACACAGAGCTTGCAGACCTTCAAACAGGTGGTCGTTCTTCACGAGCTGCTGTTCGTCTTGTTGCAACAAACATGGCTGAAACACGGAACAAGCTTGCCACTCTTGCATTGGAAGGTACATCTAATGTTGTTTACGGTGGCGATGCTACAGCTACTGCTAACATTGATGCTGCTGATGTTATGAGTGCAGCTGTACTTGATAAAGTATACAACAAACTCAATCGTCAAAATGTACCGAAGCTTGGTGGAATGTATGTTGCTTTCATGCACGATGACGTTATCCATGACCTTCGAACTGGTTCTGCTGCAGGAACGTGGCAGGATGTGAACAAGTACAATAAT